GAAGCTGGTACTGGTGACGCTGCTGTAATTAACGGTGCTGGTTCTGCTAACTCTAACAGATACTACCAAAGAACGCAAGTTGCGAACTTAATGTAATATCTGTTCATACAGAAATACGAAAAAGGGCGGTTTATCCGCCCTTTTTTTTGGCCTTTTTCCTGGTTGGATAAATAGTATTATGAAGAAAAAGAGAAGGAATAAACGCCTTATGAAACTACTACTAAATATATTTTGGATATCTGCTGTTGCAGGTGCAATATTTGTAGTTGCGTGGCATACATTTCCTGATAAAAAAAATAGATTAGAATTCATAGAAGATAAAATAAAAGCAGTACAAGAACAGAGAAAAGTTTTAACTGAAAAAGAAAAAGAATTAGAAAAATTAGCCACCGAACAAGAGTGGAATGAGGTCGATAATGACAATAACAAATAGTTTTGCAAGACAACCAACAAGTTTAGACTATGCAAGTCCAACGCAGTTTAAGTTTCAAATACAAAAACTACCAAAAGTAGAATACTTTTGTACTGCCGTTAATTTACCAGCATTAGCAATTAGTGAAGTTAGACAACCTACACCATTTGTAGATGTGCCCTTACCTGGCACAACACTAACTTATAGTCCTTTAAATATGACATTTTTGGTAGATGAAAATTTAGAAAACTTCCAAGAAATACATGGTTGGTTAAGAGGTCTTGGTTTTCCAGAAAGTTATTCAGAATATGCAGATGGTCTAGCTGCTGGTGCAGATAGAAATCCAACAAGTGCTGGTTCAGTTTCAACAGAACCAGGTAAAGTAAAATTTGGTACAGTTACACAAGGTGCTTTCTTTTCAGACGCAACCTTAATTGTACTAACTAGTAAAAATAACCCTATAAAAGAGATTAGATTTAGAGATGTTTATCCTGTGTCTATTGGTGAATTGCAATATGACCAACAGGCAGGAGATGTACAATATCTAACAGCAACTGTAACATTTAATTATAGAGGTTACGATTTTGCAAGTGTAGGTGCTTCGGCAACTACTGTCACAAACTCCTAATAAACCTTTACTTTTTTAGGTTTTTGTGATATAATGAAGTGAAAATGGAGTAATTATGGATTTAGAAAAAATACAAGAAATGGCTGACAAAGACTTAGCCATAAATGATACTGAACTCGATTTAGAATCCCTAAAAACACCTCAATTACACAACAAGTATATGAAACATTATACTAAGTTTAAACTTATGTTGACTAAAGCTGATACAGATTATAGTCAAATAAAAAGGCAGAAATGGGAATATTATACAGGTAAGGCAGACGCCTCTGTATATGCAGAAAAACCATTTGACTTAAAAGTATTGAGAACAGATGTGGACAAATATATTGAATCAGATGAAGAACTAATAAGAGCAAAACAAAAATGTGAGTATCTATCAGCGTGTGTAGATTACTTAGAAAAAACAATCAGACAAATATCAAATAGGACTTTTACTATAAAGAACGCAATAGAGTGGAAAAAGTTTACCTCTGGCGCCATATAAATATTTAATAAAGGTGAGTATATAAAATGCAACTAATAAATCAATATTATTTTTACAAATCGGCTATACCTTTACCGAAATGTAAAGAAATAATTGCTCATGGTTTATCTAAAATGGAATTAGATGAATCAAAAGGCGTATCTAAAACGGCAACTACTTTTGACGGAAAAGAAAAAGGTGGTGTGTCAATGAAAGGTGAAAAGGTAAATGATGTACCTACTGCCGGTGCTACAAAAGCAACTTTAAGAAAAAAAGGCATTGATGTTAATAAAACTTATGTAAGAGATAGTGATGTTTCATGGTTAAGTGATAAGTGGATGTACGATATATTTCATCCTTATATACACCATGCAAATAAACACGCAGGTTGGAATTGGGAGTGGGACTTTTCAGAGCCTTTTCAATTTACAGTTTATCATGGAAGAAAAGAAAATGGTGGTTTTTATGGTTGGCACGCTGACGGCCAAAGTGACCATATATCAGTTTACAAAGCAGCTGTAAACATGGGCACAACAGATAAACCTGATTGGCGTAAAGTTTTAAGAGATGATAAAGGTTTTATTAGATTTGATGAATTTAAAAAACCTGTACCCTCTAAAGAAAAAGTACCCCTAAGAAAAGATGGTAAGTCATTGGCTCCTGGATATTCAGACAATATTCATATGTGGGATAAAGTAAGAAAATTAAGTATGACAGTAAATCTTACAGACCCTAAAAACTATGCAGGTGGAAATTTAAAGTTTGATTTTGGACATCACAGAGCTAAAGGTAGATTTCATGTTTGTAAAGAAATTAGACCTACAGGTTCAATAATCATATTTCCTTCTTTTTTATATCATTGTGTAACTCCTGTTACGAGAGGTACTAGATACTCGTTAGTTTTATGGAGTTTAGGAAAACCATTTAAGTAGAAAGATAAATCATGGAAAATATAAAAGATACAGCAAAATTCTATAAAGATAATAACTATGTGGTTATAAAAAACTTTATTTCTAAAGAAAAAGCAAAATTTATTTACGACTATTGTAATGTGAGAGCAATGAGAGCCAGAATTATGATTGATTCTCAATGGCCAGGTTATAGAAGTAATGTTGATGGTACATATAATGACTCGCAGGTTCCTGGAACATATTCGTGCTATGCTGACCCCGTTATGGAAACAGTATTAGCTAACTCATTAGAACCTATGCGTAAAATTACTGGTTTAAAATTAATGCCAACATACTCATATTGGAGATTATATAAAGAGGGTGATGTATTAAAAAGACATAAAGATAGACCTAGTTGTGAAGTGTCAACTACACTATGTTTAGGATATGATAATCAAAATTTAAAAGGTCGTAAAAAAGATTGGGAAAAATATAATTGGCCAATGTGGGTTGATAAAACAGGTGGTGCAAATAATAAAGGTGTGCCTATTCATTTAGAACCTGGAGATATGATTGTTTACAGAGGTGTAATTATTGAACATTGGAGAGAACCATTTTTAGGTAAAAATCATGCTCAAGTTTTTTTACATTATAATGATACTGATGGTCCTTTTAAAGATACTTGCGTATATGATTGTCGACCTATGTTTGGTCTACCTGACCAATTCAAGGATCCTAAAAGAGTAGAAAAAATGAATATGATTGATATTGAAGAATCTAAAAAATATAAAGAACAATTAAATTCAAATGAATAATTTTACATTATGGTTCTTACAAAGTATATTGTCTTAGAAAAGAAAAACGAAGTCTATTTAACACTAGACGCTGAGGATGGTATTCGTAGAGATATTGGCGAATACTTTACATTTGAGGTGCCTGGTTTTAAATTTATGCCTCAATACCGTAACAGAGTGTGGGACGGTAAGATTAGATTATATAACTATGCTTCAAAAACAATCTATGCAGGTTTGTATCCTTATATTCTTAAATGGTGTAAAGACAATAATGTTCAAGTAGTAAACGGCACAAAAATAAATGATGTAACAGTAGATGAACAAGCCGTTGATGGTTTTATTAAAGCATTAAAAATACCATTTGCTGTTAGAGATTATCAAAAGGAGGCATTTATTCATGCGATTAAAAAATCTAGGTGTTTATTACTTTCACCCACAGCTAGTGGAAAATCTCTTATTGTGTACCTTATTGCTAGGTTTAACTTACTTAGATTAAAAAGTAAAAAAAATAATAAAGTATTAATTATCGTACCGACAACATCATTAGTAGAACAATTAACAAAAGACTTTAAAGATTATGGTTGGAATAGTGAAGTTAATGTACATAAGATATATCAAGGCCATGATAAAGACACAAACAAAAGAGTAATTATATCTACATGGCAATCAATTTATAATCAACCTAAAAAATGGTTTAATCAGTTTGGTACTATTGTTGGTGACGAGGCACACTTATTTAAGGCAATGTCATTAACAAAAATTATGACAAAATTAGAGAATTGTAAATATCGTTATGGTCTTACAGGTACTTTAGATGGTACAAAGACACACAAATTAGTATTAGAGGGTTTGTTTGGTACTGTAAATAAAGTAATATCAACGGCCGAGTTACAAGATAAAAAACAACTTGCTGACTTGAAAATATATGGTTTGATATTAAATTATGATAATGGTAGCAGACAATATGTAAATGGACTTAATTACCAAGAAGAAATGGACTTTTTGGTTGCACATGAAAAAAGAAATAAATTTATTGTAAATTTGGCGTCTAAATTACAAGGCAATACATTGTGTTTGTTTCAATATGTAGAAAAACACGGTAAAAATTTACATCAACAAATAAAGGATAAAGCAGATGACAAACAAGTTTTTTATGTTTATGGAGGAGTTGAAACAGAGGACAGAGAACGAATCAGAGAGGTTACCGAAAAGTCGGACAATG